TAGGGTCTTGGCTGTATTCCTGAAACGGCGTACCAGCAGCCGTTTCCGCGCGAGCGTTGACAGCGTTATATCGCTGCAAAATCTCTGGCGGAATACTTACTTGTGACGTCGATTGTGTTGTTTTGCCGCTACCCATATTAATGCTCCTGGGGCGACGTCTTTACAGTTGACGCGCCATATAGAAAAAAAGCACCGCTGGGTTTGCCAAACTGTCTTTCGTACAGCTTGACCTTGCCTTCAGTTCGGTGGTTGCTAAGAACTCCGATAATCAACGGAATACCCAGCGTATCGGAAACTTGTTTGCTAAACTCACACAAACGACGAGCGCGACCGCCTTTGGCCGCGCGAAACTCTGGGCGAATAAAGATCGCCTTTTCCTCAAGAACCGGATCGTCCGAATACCACATTTGACCCGTACGAAGAAGGACAGCGCCTTCCGCCCGTTGACCGGGGTCGCCAATGATCCCCATCAACCCATTATCAAGGTTTAAAGCCGACCAAAGCTCTTGGAGCATTTTGTTTTGGCTGGCCCTGATGAAGCCGTTTTCATCGCTGGCGTTCGTCGCAATGTCCATCATGTCATCAATATCTTGGGGTTTCCCAATTCGAATTTGAGTTTGGTTTTCCATTAATTTTTCTTTGGCCCCGGAAGGTTTTTCAATGTTTTTACGGTCTTTTTCCGCATCTGCAATACAAAATGGTCGAGGGTTCTGTGTCCGTCGTCTAACGAGCCATTTCCAATCTTAACAACGTCTCTGGGATGGATGACGTATTCGCCGCCTGCCGCCACGATTGGCACAGTATTCACTTCTCCGCCTTCGGCCTTGTGGGGGGCCGGTGCCCCGTATGGCAGGCCGCTTGCGCTGTAAGGTGTGCCGCTGCCGTAAAAGGGCTGCGAAAAGATGTTCTTGGCAACCTTAAATCCCGCAATTGTATTGCCTTCGCCCATGGCCGAAATGATGTCAGCCGGGATCACATAAGACCCGCTGGCGACATGCATGGGAAGATGGTCGGTACGACCGGCAACGGGGCTATGGATAGGTCCTACATGGATTTTAGTGGCCTTGGGCGCACGAAAGGCTCGGGGCATGGCTGCTTGCTTCTTGGGGGAGAAGCTTAGCCCTCCGTGCGCTTTGGCGGTGCGGGCGGCATCTTCAAAAGATTGCGCTGTAGGCGCACCCTCTGTGCCGGGTTTCCGCATACGTTCATGTGATCCATCAGCAATACGCTGTCGTTTTGCTTGGATATTTGCATAAAGACCGCCACCGGCAGCTTTGGTTTTGCGCGCTATATTCAACGCCGCAGCAATAGCCTGCTTGTGCGGATGCCCAGCCTGGAACATCTCGCTAATATTAGACGAGATCGTCTTTTGCGATTTTCCGTGCTTAAGAGGCATATTTCGCTCCGAGAATTCGCAATTTTATCACGGCCCTAGCCTAAATAATAGGTGACATTGGCCGACTGCCCTGTTCCGCGCTTGTATACCAACCCAGCAGTAAATGCCTGCCCAACCGGAACAACCCCAAGAGTTTGGGGCACGATCACGAGCAAATTAGCCGCCGTTGCCGTTGCGAGCGTTGATGCGTTATGTAGCGCCCCATTTCCAGAACCCGTTATCGTAACAGCAAAATTTACCAGACGGCCCGGACTTGTGGTGATCACGGTATCGGTAATTAATGTGGGAGAAGTCAAAGTCCCTATACTGGCTCTGACCGTAATATTGACTCCGTTAATGGCTGTAACGATGTTTTTGGCCGCTGTTAAAAGGTCATCTAGACTTGCCATTAGAATTTCCCGTCGATCTGGGTGCGATAGCGGATATTGCCCAAACGCCAAAACGAGCCAATGTCGCTGCTGCCTATTTTGATTGCCATCAACCTAGCCCGGAAGCGCGGGGTTAGATATTCCGGCACCATGTTCTGAGTCATTTCCTGTGTATAAGCTACGGTAGGCGCTACGCTGGGATAATCAGTAATGTAAAAAGTTATGTCCACGTTGGCGTCTTGAGAGCCACCGTAATATCCCCATTTCATGTCCGCCCAAACTTGGTCAACGAAGACCTTAACGTCGGCTTCGTTAAGCGCAAAGTATCCCGTTTGGAAATACGATGTAATTGGCGTTCCAGTGGTAGTTGGATCGCCTGGATCGGCGTTAGCGTTAGGTGACATTTCATGTTGAACGATATACCCAGTGGCCGGGTCAGCGCCAATCGGTGGTCCTAGAACAGACTGATTGATCCAGGCGGTTCTGGGTAACGTCCCAAAGTCCCATTGCTTTAAGGTGATGTTGTATTTGACGTAGTTCGTTATCTCTCCGCCGCCAGAAATTGTTGGGTAGTACCACGCAATCTCTCCATACCTTGAATTGGCCGCAGACCTGATCTTGTCCAAGTTGGTGGTATCCAAATCCTGGAAGATCACATCCCAAACTGGGCAATAAATTGCCTCAACGCCAGAACCGCTATACAGGAAGAACTGGGATTGACTCATCCAGTAAACAGAACCGCTTAGAACAGCCGCAGCCTTGGGGGCTATCAATCCGCAACCAACGCCGATTTCGTTGAAACTGTAAATATACGGCTGACCAATATACTGCATCGACCACAAAGCAAGATCGGTCCAGAGCAAGCCCTGTTGAGCGGCTTGCAAACCAAAGATAATTTTTGAGCCTTTAGGGATGCGGTAAGAACCTGCTTGGTTTGTTACCGTTCCAATCCATGAATTGTAGTCTTCAATTTCGCACCATCTGACCAGTAACGGGTCTATGATTCCCGTAAACGTCGATCCAAATGCAATGATCTGCCGCTGTGGCATGGCGACAAAGATGCCAGAGTTTACATTTGGGCCGGTTGGGATGATCGTTGCGTTGGCTTGATTTTCAGACGGACTCCAAGTGAAAATTGGTCCCGACTGGCAAGCAATTAGAATTTCTCCAAAGTTATCAAGCGTCCAATCTAAAGACGTAATAGGAACGCCAGAAGGAGCTATTGGCGTGACACCTATTCCATATCCACCTTCACTGTAACCACCGTCGCCGTATCCAGCGCCTGGAGGTACAGTTACCAATCCAATGTAATAAAGGTATTGAGCTAAATCATCATTTAGCGGGACTGGAGTTGAAGATGAACCTGTAGCAGAATTTGATGCTTGAATAGTAAATGTATAAGAATCCGTTACACTTATAAGTGTATAGTTGCCATATATTGGGATGCCTTCAAGCACAAGGTCAACCAACACGGTAAACGTATCCCCATCCACAAATCCGTGATTGGGAAAGATTACCGTAACAATTGGGCTTTCGTCAGCAGCGGAGAATAACGGAACTGTGCCGTAATCTTCTATTAGTCCGCCTGATATCCAACCAGTAGTAAAAGAACTCGCGTATGAAAGAGAAGTTGTGGTTGAAGCAGTTACAATAAAAGAACCGTTATAACCGTTAGGGTCAATGCCCGTAACTGTAACGTAAGAGCCTACTGCGGGAACTTCATCCGCAGGGATTGCCCCAAAAGTTAGCGTTACTGTGGTTCCATCACCACTTGCGCCAGTGACGGTAATTGCTGACGTTGTAAATGTTGCGTATGCAGGCGCACCAGTGGCTGGCTTGGTTGCATAAATTTTATAAGCTGTGTCTGAAAAATAATAACACTGGTATGTCCCAAATAAAATTAATCCACCAACGCTGATTTGAGTGCGAATATCTACAGTATCAAAACTGTTTATACCGCTAAGATTTGTAATTGTTCCCGGGACGGTTTGTGCGCCAGTTGTTGCGTCTTCAAACGATACCGTATGTGAGGTAGAGGCCGTCACAGTAAAAGTGCCGTTATACCCTGCGGGGGTTACGCCATCGACAAACACCAAAGAGCCAACCGGAAAGGTGTGCGTTTCAGCAAACGTAATTGTCGCTGTTGTGCCGTTGCCTGTTGCCGCTGTCGTCGCAAAAGTAAAATTTTCGCCGTCATTTATTATAACTTCATTACTGTCTTGGATAGTTTCGACTTTGACGGGGACATCAACAGTAAATGTCCGTGGCGTTATATCGGTAAAAGTGCCGTTGCTTATGATGCCTAAAAAATCTTCTGCGCCAACAGCTAGATAAACAGTGGAATTGAGGTCAGCCCAAGCCCACAAAGCCCGTACGATTGACGTCATTGCGTTAGGAAAATACTTAATCCAGCCGCCAAGCTTCTGCGGCAAGCCAACGCCCTGAGCATCAGGCACAAACCGAATAAGCTGAGAATCAGAAATCGCCGCTTCATTTAAAGTGGGAGTTCTATTCTGATTGACGCCCGGTATAAGTTTTAGTGATGCATGGGGCATCGTTTAACCCCTAGTAGGAGAAGCAACCGTAGCAGGCGACATAGATGCCCAGGCGCTGCTTTGGAACTTCTTGCGGGCCTCTTCGACCGTCGCGCCCTGAAGAAGCGCCTTGTATTGGCTTTCGTAGGTCACAGCCATCTGAGGATCATCATTGGCGCGACCAAAATTGCGCTGGTAGCCGCTGACATAGATCATGCTCGCCATGATCAATAGGTCGGGCAAATAGGTGCTGATAAACGTCGTTGTATTGACTGAAGACAGCGAATCTGGCCTGTAGGTGCCGACCAGTTCCAGCGTGTATGTGTCATCCGGCCACGGCCCAAAAAGGACAACGTTGTCGGTATTTTGGGTAAACATGGCAAAGTATTCCGGCACCGCCGCGCTGGAAGAACTTGGGTAGACCAGATTCAGAAACTCTTTGGTGGCGGGCAGGAGGGGGTTCCTGGTGCCAGAATTAGGCACTGTCTCCCCGGCGGGAGTGATCACATTGATCTGCTGCAACGTGATAAAATCGGACAAACCAAACGACGCAAAGGGGGTGCCGGGGGTCGTCGTGTAGGTGTCATTAGTCGTAACCGTGCTTAGAAAGTCCAAATCCCGGTACATCCGGTTTTCGGCATATGTAATCATTTGGGGCAAAATAGTCACAAAAGCCGTGTCGGACTCCGGCACGACCGCAAGGGTGGCTATCTGCGTTACATAGGTGGCATAAGTTAAACCGGTGGTCATTGATGCCCCCAGAACGTCTTAAAGGCTACGGCGGCGATACCAACCGCAGCAGCCGCCGAAGACCCTACATATACCACAAGTTTCCAACCGCCCTGAGCCTGATTAAGGATGGATAAAATCTCATTTTGGCCGATTTTTAAAGCATCAAGCTCTTTTTCAACACGTTCCATACGCGCCAAAAGTCCGCCGATTGTCGCGCTGATGTCGTCCATTGCTGATTAAACTCCGGGAATAGTCATCTCTACCCAAGCCAACGTCTCTTCGTCCCAACGGTACATCTTGCCGTCATCTGGCTTAGGCACAGGGGCTTGCCAATCGGCGTTATCGTCCAGCGCCCACGACGGGTACGGCTGGGGGGTGACGAACGCATCCCGGCCAGTGTCGTAGGTGTAGCCAATACCGGCGTAACGCTTGCGGATATTGCCGTTGTAGCTGGTCTGCTTCCATGTGCCGCCTAGCAGGCGTTCACAAAAAGCCGCGCCAATGTATTCTTTCTCCACGCCATTTGCATCGGCGGTGTCGGGGTTGCCGACAACGATGACCCGTAGGACCACGTTGTTGGCGTCTAATTCAGCGAAATGAGCCATGTGCTAATCCTTACAAATGCAAGCCGGTGAGGCTGTCGTCGTCTCCGACGTAGCCCACTGGGAAGGTGTTGAACGACATACTAACGCGCAGGTCTTCGCCTTTTACAGCCTCAACCATGTGTGTAAACGAGGACGGAAATAGGATCAATTCACCCGCTCCAACCGGCAACCACCAGCTTTCTGAGTTGTACAGATTGAACTGATCCAC